CCTCGATCGCCTGCTCGACGGTGCCAAGATTCAACTGGTGAATACGGACCCGCCCTACAACGTGAACGTCGAGCACCGTTCCAAAAACGCAATCGCCGCTGGCCTGTCATCGTTTGGCGACAAGCACAAGGTCGGGGCGATGAAGAAGCCCACCAAAATGCGGGCCAAGGACCGCCCGATCGCCAACGATAAATTCGACGACGCGAAGTTCGACGAGGTGCTCCGGAGCTGGTTTGCCAACCTGGCCCGCGTGCTCGAGCCTGGCCGCTCGTTTTATATCTGGGGCGGCTATTGCAACTGTGCGAACTACCCTGCCGCGCTGAAGGCCGCGGGGCTCTACTTCGCACAAACGATTATCTGGGTCAAGGAGCACCCGGTTATCAACCGCAAGGATTTCATGGGCAACCACGAGTGGTGCTTTTACGGGTGGAACGACGACGCGATGCACCTGGTGCTGCTCGACCGCGACCACATCAACCAGCACGCGGCCTGCTTCTACGGCTGGCGGGAAGGTGCCGGCCACAAGTTTTTCGGGCCGATGAATGCCACCGACGTGTGGGCCGTCAAGAAAGTTTCGCCGCAGCAGATGGTTCACCTCACGGAGAAGCCGGTCGAGCTGGCGTCGCGGGCGATCCAATATTCGAGCCGGCCTGGTGAGAACGTGCTCGACCTGTTCGGCGGCTCCGGCTCGACGCTCGTGGCCGCGGAGCAAACCGGCCGGCGGGCGTTCCTGATGGAGCTGGACCCGGCCTACTGCGACGTGATCGTCGCCCGCTGGGAGAAGCTCACCGGCAAAAAGGCGACCCGCCTGGCCGCCGGCGACGTGGCTGCAGCGGACGACGCGGGCCCCGCGGCCGCCCGCTCCGCCGGCGACGTGGGTCGATCGACCCGCTCCGCTCGTGGCGTGGCCGGATCCAAATCGAAGACCAAGGCCGCGGCCGCCGGGCCTGGCAAGAAGAAGTCACCGACAACTAACCGACAACTCACCGAGAAGTTACCGAAGAAGAAACCGAGCCGCCGCGCCGCCTAGTCGAAAGGCCTCGAATCGATGCCAGCCAAACGTGGACCCAAACCCCAACCGACCGTGCTTAAGCTGCTCCGCGGAAACCCCGGCAAGCGGGCGGTGCCGAAGCGTGAGCCCGTTCCCACGGGCAAGCTGCCGGCCTGCCCCGAGCACCTCGAGGGGAAGGCCCGCGACGCCTGGCTCGCGTTCGCGGTGGAGCTGGAGACGTGTGGGATTGCCACGTCGCTCGACGCGGTGGCCCTCACGATGCTGTGCTCCAGCTACGCGCTTTACTGCGAGGCCCTGTCGCTCGTGGAGGCCAACGGCACCGTGTGGCTCGAGAAGGGCGACTCGAAAATTCCTAAGTTCGTTTACTCGCCCTATTGGGCGGTGATGAATCGCGAGTGGAAAAACGTTCTGGCCGTGCTCCGCGAGTTCGGCATGACGCCCTCGAGCCGCTCGAGCGTGCAAACGACGGGCGGCCAGGCCGAGGCGGCGAGCCCGTTCGCCGCGTTCCGTAAGGCAAATTAAGTGATCGATGCCAACCAAAACCAACGAGCAGATCGTGACCGCCTACATCAAGGGCGTGCTCTCCGGCCGCGTGGTGGCGGGGCAGCTCGTGCGGGCCGCCTGTCAGCGGCAGGTGGACGACCTGGCGGCGGCAAAAAAACGCGGGTTCTATTTCGACAAAGCCCAGGCCAACCGGGCGATTGATTTCGCGCGCGGGCTCACGCATTCGACCGGCGAGTGGGAAGGGAAACCGTTTGAATTGACACCGTTCCAGAAGTTTATCACCTGGTGCCTGTTCGGCTGGCGTCGCTCGAGCGACGACACGCGGCGCTACCGTCGCGCGTTCGTGAGCCTGGGGAGCGGCAACGGTAAGAGCCCGTTCGGCGCGTTCGTGCTGCTGCTGTGCTGGGCGTTTGATGAGCCCACCGAGCCGCGGGCCGAGGGCTATTGCATCTCCACGAAGCTGGCTCAATCGCGCATCGTGTTCGACGAGGTCAAGCGGTTCCGCAACCGCGACCCGTATCTCAAGGCCCTGATCGGGGCCGTGAAAGACAACCTGCACATCGTCGAGGACGGTTCGAAGCTGCAACCGCTGGGGGCCGACGGCTCTGTCGACGACGGCCTGGTGCCCCACGTCGTGGTCGTGGACGAGCTGCATCGCTGGCGGGAGCACCACCGCGAATGGTGGGACATGATCACGTCGAAGATGGCCAAGCGGCGGCAGCCGCTGCTGCTCGTGATTACGACGGCCGGCGACGACACGAGCGAGCTGTGGGAGGAGCAATACGACCTGGCCCGCAAGGTCGTGGAGCGTGGAAACAATATCGAGGTCGACGAGCTGTTCGTGTTCATCGCTCAAATCGACGACCAGGACGATCCGCTCGACGAGGCCAACTGGCCGAAGGCCAACCCGATGCTCGAGCACGGCGTGGTGAAAATTGACGCGCTCCGGTCCGCGGTGAAGATGGCCCGCGTCGACCCGCGGCAGAAGAATCGCATCACGCGGCTCAACATGAACCGCAAAGTATCGTCCGGCGTGCGGGCTCTCACCAGCGAAATGTGGGCCCGCGGCGACGTGCCGCTGCCGCCCCTCGATGGGCTCCGCGCGCGGGCTGGTTTCGACTGGGGGTGGAAGGCAGATTTGACCTCGATGGTCTATGTGTTTCCGCTCGCCCCGATGGAGGTCGTGGTCGAGCACGAGGGCGAAACCAAAACTGTAATGAAGCGGCGGGTCGCCGTGAAGGCGGACACCTGGATTCCGGAGGGCGGGGCTCGCAACCTGGCGGAGGAACCGTGGGCCTCGTGGATCCGCGACGGGTGGCTCGTGCCGACGCCTGGCGAGATCACGGACGTCGAGGCGGTGTACGCGACGATTCGTTCGCGGCAGGAGGTGTTCGGCATTCAAAGCGTGGCCGTCGATCCGAACAACGCCCGCGAGTTCGGCGAGCGGGTGCAGCGTGAGCTGGGCGTCGAGGCGTTCTGGTTTGGGCAAACGTGCGGCAAGTTCAACGAGCCAACGCGGGAGCTGATCTCGATGTGCCACGAGGGACGCCTGGTGCATGGTGGAAACCCGCTGCTCGCCTGGGCGATGCTCAACGTGATTCTTAAAACCGATTCGCGCGGCTACCAGATGCCGGACAAGAGACGGGTCAAGGACAAGATCGACCCGGCGGTCGCTCTGATCATGGGATTGTCGGAAGTGATGTTCGCCGAGGCCGAGCCAACTTACTACTACGAAGACAACGACGTTGAGGCAGGTTGATTATGTTTAGCCAATTCATCGCGCACGCCGGCTCCGGTTCTGTGCAGCTGCCGGCCGGCCGCGAGCGATCTTACTCCCTCGAGAACCCGCAGACGCCGCTCGACGATCCGAGCGTGTGGAGCGACGGCCTGCTCTCCAGCTCCGGCCGCAAGGTGAATCCCACGACGATGCTCTACCTGCCGGCCGCCCTGCAGGCGGTCGAGCGGATTAGCGGCGACGTGGCCCGCTGCCCGCTGGAAATCTACGCCGAGAACAACGGCACGTATAAGCCGCTCTACGACGACCCGCTCTATCGGCTCACGGCGATCGAGCCCAACCGCGAGATGGACTTCTTTACGTTCTGGCAGCAGGTGATGGTGTTCCGCCTGGTGTGGCGCAACGCTTATATCTTCATCGCGCCGACGCCGAGCGGCGAGCCTGGCGAGCTGTTTCCGCTGCTGCCCGATCGCACCGAGCCCAAGCGAGAGGGCGGCGTGCTGTATTACGAAACCGAAACCGACGGCGTGAAGGTGCCGCTCCCTGCGAACCGCGTGATCCATCTCCGCGGCATCGCGTTCGACAACTTGAAGGCGGTCGAGCTGACGCGGTTAATGCGGACAGCGTTCGGCCTGGCCCTGGCTCAATTCGATTTCACATCGAAGGTCTACCGCTCCGGCGGCCGCCGCGGCGGCGTGCTCGAGCTGCCGCTGGGTATGCCGAAGACGGCCCAGGAAAAAGCGGAGGAGGGGTTCCGGAAAAAGTACGAAGAAAACGGCGCGTGGTTCACGACCGTTATTCTCCGCGACAACGTCAAGTTCCACGAAGCTCAAATGACGCTCCGCGATTCGCAAGTCATCGAGGGCCGCGAGGAGTCGGCGCGTGATGTGGCGCGGGCGTTCAACATCCGGCCTGGTCACCTGGGCGTCGAGACCAGCGGCGTGTATGGGAACAAGTCAGACGATACGAGGGATTATTTGGACATGACGCTCCGCCCGCACATGACGGCGATCGCCGCGAAATGCCGGGTCAAACTGCTGCCGCGTGAACGCCAGGCGCGCAACTGTTTTGGCCACAACACGGACGAGCTGCTGCAGATGAGCGTGAAGGAGGAGTTCGAGGCCTACGGTGCCGGCGTCGAAGCGACGGTGATCACATCGAACGAGGCCCGCGGAAAGCTCGGGTTCCCCTCGCACCCGGACGGCGATAAGCTCCGCAGCCCGCATACGCAGGGGCCTGGCGATCGCGGCGGTGTGCCGCCCCGGAAAAAACCGCCGGCCAAACCCGCGGCCGGCGATGAAAACGACGACGACGATTACAACGCCTTGAACGCGGCCCACGTGCGGCTGCTCCACGAGAGCCTCGACGCCGTGTTCGGCGTGCTCGGGGAGAAGGCCTCGCGGGCCGCGGCGAGTGGCGCGAAGTTCTGTGCCTGGCTCGACGGCAAGCTGGCCGGCGAACGGGAGACGGTGACGCGGGCGGTCGCTCCGATCGCCGGTTGCATCGCCGCCCACCGCGGCCAGGACGCCGCCGCGCTAACCGATCAAATTGTCCGCGACGTGTTCGACCCGCTGGCCGGTTCGCTGGCCCGCCTGGCAGAAACCAATTCCGAGGCCGGGCTCCGCGCGGCCGTGCTCGATCAATTCCAAACCTGGAGGATGCAGCCGTGTCTTGCAACAATCCCCAAGGCCGCGTGAAAAGCTGGCCCATCAATCGCCTGAACGAAAAGAACGCCGAGGTCCGGATTTACACCGACATCGGCTATTGGTACACGAGCCAGATGTTCGTCGATCAGCTCGACGGCCTGCGCGACGTGGAGGTGCTCGATGTCCGCATCAACTCGTTCGGCGGTTTCGCCAGCGAGGGCGTGGCGATGTATAACGCGCTCGTGCGGCACCCGGCCAAGAAGCGTGTTTGGATTGACGCCGCGGCCTACTCCGCGGCTTCGATCGTGGCGATGGCCGCGTCGCCGGGCGAGCTGCGGATTGCGTTCAACGCGCGGCTCATGATTCACAACGCGTGGAACATGGCCGAGGGCGACCACCGCGATATGGAGAAGGCCGCCGGCATTCTTAAGATGCTCGACGGCACGCTCGCCGCCACGTATGCCAAGCGGGCGACGGCCGTGTCGAAGGAGGAGTTCCTGGCCTTGATGGCCGCCGAGACGTGGTACGACGCCGACGCCGCGGTCGCCGCCGGCCTGGCGGACGAGGCGTTCGACGCCGGGGCCGTCGAGCTGCCCGAGAGCGACCTTAACCTGGTCCGCGAATTTAAACGGCCGCCGGCCGACCTGATCGAGAAGATGCAGGCCCGCTCCGCGGCGAAGGGCGAGCTGCCTGGCCGCGGTCCGTCGCCGCTCGCCGCCGGCGTGGAGGTGGCCGCCCGCTGGGCCGAGATCCGGAACCGCAACGCGGCCGCCTGATCGCCGGCGACTAGAACCGCGCTCCAAACCCTAGCGCTCCAAACCCCAGCGACAAGGAGGTCGCCCGTGGCAAAAGTTTTTCTGGCCCAGCCGTGTTACGGCCCGATTGAATTCGAATCGTGCGACGCGATCGAGCAGGCGATCGGCGAGGGGAGCCCGCACGAGTTCACGCCGGTCCGGATGTCATCGAGCCTGCTCGCCAATTGTTTTAACAAGCTGCTCGTGACCTGTCTCGAGGCGGGCGGGTTCGATTACTGGTTTATGGTTCACGCCGACGTGGGCCCGACGCCGCTGGCGGCCGATATCATGATCGCCGAGCTGGAGGCGTATCACCTCGACGTGATCCACGCTCCCTGCAAACTGAAGGACGGCTCCGGCCGGACCTCGACCGCGGTGGCCTACAGCGACGACCCGTGGGATTTTAAACGCCGGCTCACCGTCAAGGAGCTGGCCCGGCTGTGGCCGACGTTCACGGCCGGCACGCTGGCCGAGCAGCTCGACCCCGGCATCAAAGTGCTGCTGCCCAACACCGGCTGTATGCTCATCAAGCTGGGGCCGTGGCTCGACAACTTTCCGGGGTTCGAGATCCGCGATCGCATCGACCGCGTGCCCGTCACCCGCCTGGGCGTGACGCTCTCGCGCGACGCGAATACGATCAGCGAGGATTGGAATTTCGGTTATTGGTGCGCGGCAAACGGCGTGAAGGTGGGCGGCACGTTCAAGGTCCGCACCGACCACGTGGGCCGGGCCGTGTATTCGACCAAACGAATCACCGGCCTGCCGTTCGACGATTCCTATTTCGAATTGACGGGCAAGACGCCGCCCGCCGAAACGGCCGTCGCCGATGCAGGCGCCGACGCCGCGTGAGGTGCTTATGCTCGAGCCGTTTCACCTGATCCAGGGTTTTTTTGATTGGGAGCCGCTCTACGACGCGATCGCGGCGGAGCTGCCCCGCGGCGGCACGTTCGTCGAGGTGGGCGTGTGGCGGGGCAAGAGCCTGGCGTATCTGCTCTGCCAGCTCCGCGCGATCCGGAAACCGGCGACCGTGTTCGGCGTCGACCATTTTCGCGGTTCGGTCGAAGAGGCCAGCCTGGGCGAGTTCGCCGCGGTGGTCGACGTGGAGGCCGAGTGCCGCCGCAACTTGGCTCTCACCGGTTATCCGGTCACCGTGCTCGCCCTCGAGTCGCTCGCGGCCGCGGCCCTGTTCGACGATCAAAGCTGCGACGCCGTGTTCATCGACGGCTCGCACGATTATGAATCGGTATCGGCGGACCTCGCGGCCTGGCGGCCGAAGCTGAAACCGGGCGGCCGCCTGGCCGGCCACGACTTCAATCAGACGGGCGTCGCTCGTGCGGTCGAGGAGCAGCTGGGATTCGCCGGCCTCGAGGTGGGCCTCGCGGAACCGTGGGAGTGGGGCCTGGCCTGGAGCTGGAGGGTGCCGTCGTGAAATTCCACGCCTGGTCCGCCGCGAGGATCGGCCGCGAGCCGCTGCCCGGTCCGGCGGCCGTGCTCCAGATCGCCGACGACGAGGGGCTCGTGCCGCGGGTCGCCGATCCGTCGCGGTTCATGGTGACCCGGGAGACGCTGCTGTTCCACGATTTCGA